ATACAAAATTTAAAACTTTAGATAATCGCAATCTTAATCCTATTAAATTCAAAAACATTAATGACGCAAGAAGATTTAGACGAGACGTAGCAACCGATAATTCTCCTATTTACGGTTTAGAACGTTTTCATTATCAATATATTAATGACCAATTTCCTAAAAATATAAAATGGGAGAAAAAGTTTATTAAGATATTCACAATGGATATTGAGACTACAGTAACAGATGGTTTTCCAGATGTAGAAAACCCTACCGAAGAAATTATTTGTATCACTGTTAAAAATCAAACTAACAAACAGATTATAACATGGGGAACTGGTGCATATAAAACAGATAGACTAGATGTTACCTATGTACAATGTAAAACTGAACAGCATTTAATAATGGAGTTTATGAAATTTTGGTTAAAGAATCATCCAGATGTTATTACAGGATGGAATACCAAGTTTTTTGATTTACCATATTTAATGAATAGAATTAAATTAATTGCAGGCGAAAAGGTTGCAACTAGAATGTCGCCATGGAATTTAATAGAAAAAAATGAAATCATAGTAAGAGGTAGACCTCAAACAACATATACTTTAAAAGGTATTGTGATGTTAGATTACCTTGATCTGTATAGATGGTTTATTCCAACAAGACAAGAAAGTTATAAACTAGATTTTATTGGTGAGTTAGAACTAGGTAAAAAGAAACATGTAAATCCTTTTGAAACATTTAAAGATTTTTATGAAAAAGATTTCCAAAAGTTTATTGATTATAACATACAAGACGTTGAAATTGTTGACGCCATGGAAGATAAACTTGGTTTAATTGAACTAGCATTAACTGTTGCATATGAATCTAAAGTAAACTATGATGATATATTTTCACAAGTAAGAGTATGGGATACTTTAATTGCAAATCATTTATTGGCAAAAAATATATGTATACCACCAAGAGAAGAACATATTAAAGATACAAAATATGAAGGCGCTTATGTAAAAGACCCTAAAGTCGGTCAGCATAAGTGGGTAGTTTCTTTTGATATTAATTCACTATATCCACATATCATTATACAATATAATATTTCGCCAGAGAAAATAATAGGACAGGATCCTTCAGGTATTTCTGTAAATAAAATGTTAAAACGGAAAATAGATTTATCTTATTTAAAAAATGAAAATGCCTGTGTAACACCTAACGGTGCGAAGTTTAAAAATGATAGTCAAGGTTTCTTACCAGAAATGATGGAGACCATGTACAATGAACGTGTTGTTTATAAGAAACGTATGTTAACTGCTAAAAAATTATATCAAAAGAATAAGGATCCCGAATTATTAAAAGAAATTTCTAGATGTCACAATATACAATGGGCAAGAAAGATTGCCTTAAACTCAGCTTATGGTGCAGTTGGTAACCAATACTTTAGATTTTATGATGTAAGACAAGCAAGTGCTATTACTACAACAGGTCAATTCATTATTAGATATATTGAGGAAAAAGTAAATGATTATATGAATAAGATTTTAAAAACAGAGTTTGATTATATTGTTGCGTCTGATACAGATTCAATTTATGTGACGATGGATAAGTTAGTTGAAAAGACTTGTCCAGGTAAAACAAATGAACAAATATGTAATTTTATTGATAAGGTTGTTGATAGTAGAATAGAACCATATATTAAAAAATGTTTTAATGAACTATCTGAATATTCAAATGCATTTAAAAATTGTATGGTAATGAAACGAGAAATAATTGCCAACAAAGGAATATGGGTTGCAAAGAAAAGATATATGTTAAACGTATTAGATGATGAAGGAGTAAGATTAGCTGATCCTAAATTAAAGATTATGGGTATTGAGGCAGTTAAATCATCAACACCACAAGTTTGTAGAGGTAAAATTAAAGAGGCAATTCAAATTATTATGAATAAAGATGAACTTACTTTACAAAAATTTATTGCAGACTTTAAAAAAGAATTTTTAGAAATGGTACCAGAACAAATATCCTTTCCTAGATCATGTAATAATATTAGTAAGTATAGAAACCCAGCAACTATCTTTAGTAAAGGAACACCAATACATGTAAAAGGTTCTTTAATATATAATCATAAATTAAAAGAAATGAAATTACATAAGAAATATCCTTACATAAAAGAAGGAGATAAGATAAAGTTTCTTAAATTAATACAGGCAAATCCATTTAGATTTGATGTGATTAGTTATATTACAACGTTACCATATGAATTTAATTTAAAGAAATATATAGATTACGAAACACAATTTGAAAAAACATTCCTTGATCCTATGAGATTTATATTACAATCTATAGGCTGGTCACAGGAAAAGAAAGCAAATCTGGAGGCATTTTTCGGATGAGTTTATATAAAAAAGTAGAAAAAGTTATACCAGAGATTGAGTGGAAGTTTCACGCTCCTTATATTGAAAGTATTAATAAATTAAAAAAAGAAAAGAATGCTGTAATACTAGCACACAATTATATGACACCAGAAATATATCATTGTGTTGCTGACATAGTTGGTGATTCTTTATTACTAGCAAAAGAAGCAGCGAAAACATCAGCAGATATTATTTTGATGTGTGGTGTTTATTTTATGGCAGAAACAGCAAAGTTGATAAGTCCAGATAAAACAGTTTTAATTCCAGACCCTAAAGCAGGTTGTTCATTATCAGAATCTATTACAGGTAAAGATGTAAGATTATTAAAAGAAAAATACCCAGGTGTACCTGTGGTAACTTATGTGAATACGTCTGCTGATGTTAAAGCAGAAACAGATATTTGCTGTACATCTTCCAATGCAGTTGAGATAATAGAATCGTTGGGAGTAGATAGAGTTATATTTCTTCCAGATGAATACCTTGCTAAAAATGTTGCTAAAGAAACAAAGGTTAAAATTATATCTTGGCACGGTACTTGTATAGTACACGAAAAATTTACTGCTGAAGAAATTATAGAATACAGAAAAGATAATCCAGGCATAATTATTTTAGCTCATCCAGAGTGTCCACCTGAAGTAATTGCTGAAGTGGACTTTACAGGTTCAACATCTAAAATGAGTAATTATGTTAAAGAAAAACAACCACGTAAAGTATTAATGATTACGGAGTGTTCAATGAGTGATAATGTTTCAGTAGAGAATCCAAATGTAGAGTTTGTTAGACCTTGTAATTTATGTCCACATATGAAACGAATTACTTTACCAGGAATATTACAATCGTTAATGATGAATACATATGAGGTGAAAATACCAAATGCTATAATGAAAAAAGCAAGGCGACCTATAGAGAGGATGGTAAATGAATGACACTTAAATATGATGAGAGTGGTCGTCCTTACGAGGATATGACCGATGAAAATAAAAAATTAAATCATAGAATTAAAGAATTAGAAAATTCACTATCTATTGCTCTGGAGATTAATGATAATTACCAGAGAGAAAAGAAAAAACTACAGGAAGAAGTTGACAAGTTGAAAGCAGACTACAATGATAAAAACATTTGATTTAACATTAATACTATTAATTACCTTACATTGGTCATTTTCTTTAGGTCAATTAATAGCAATGAAAACATCTTGGTCTATACCAAGATTTATAATGACAATTTTTATTTTCAGGTATTTAGCTTTGAGTTATGGATATTAAAAAAACATATAATATAATATACGCCGATCCTCCGTGGCACTTCCAGAACTGGAATAATGAAAATGCCCAAACGAATCCAGAGAATCATTATAAGACAATGACAATGAAAGATATAGAAAATCTACCAGTTGGAGATATTGCAGATAAGGATTGTGTATTGTTTATGTGGTGTACTGATCCATTATTACACAAACAAATACCTATAGTTGAGAAGTGGGGTTTTGATTACAAGACCGTAGGCTTTACGTGGGTGAAGACGAACAAGAATCGAATCAAGAATTATTTTTTTAAAGGTCCAGGTTATTGGACAAGAGCCAATACAGAGACTTGTATACTTGCAACAAAAGGTAAACCAAAACGAGTTGGTGCCAACGTAGATAGATTGGTTGTGAGTGAACGTAGAGAACATAGTAGAAAACCAGATAGAATTAGAGACGATATAATTAAACTATGTGGAGATTTACCACGTATAGAATTATTTGCTAGAACTTCTATGCCTGGTTGGGACGTATGGGGAAACCAGGTTGACAAATTTACAATTTAATGATAGAATAAACAGATGAAAACTAAAAATTTAACAGATGACCAAGCATTGCATTGTGCTGGTATATTCAATAATTACTTTGAAAAGTTTAGTCGTATAGATGAATATATGAGAGATCAAAAATTATCTCAAATAGGAAATATACCGGCTGCATTACCTGGAATGACTTTAGATAGTGATATGTTTTCTAAATTTGATATGTCGCCTAAAGATATGGAATTTGAAATATTGGAACCTGATAATGAAACATATGATACATTATTAAATATGACTTCTTCTCATACTAATATGTCAAGTGTGCCTGGTAAAAATTTAAAGATCGCAATAAAAGAAAAGAATACTAATCAGTGGGTAGGTTTTATAAGATGTGGTTCTCCAGTTATAAATATGAAACCAAGAAATGAATTATTAACTCACGTACCAGAATTAGTAAGTTTTAATAAAACATCTATAATGGGATTTGTAATAGTACCAACCCAACCTTTTGGTTTTAATTATCTAGGTGGTAAACTATTGGCTGCCATATGTTGTAGTCATACAATAAGAGAAAAATTAAATAACAAATATGGTATGAACTTATCATTGTTTGAAACTACAAGTCTATATGGTAATAGTAAATCATCAAGTCAATATGATGGTATGAAACCATATTTAAGATACAAAGGATTAACTGATAGTGATTTTATACCTTTGATACATGGTAAACCTTTCCATGATCTTGCAACGTTTGTTGATAGTGCTGTAGGTAAACTTGTTAAAGATGACGCCTCTAGTAGAAAGTTAAAACTAACAAATGCCATTATTGGTTTAATAAAGAGAAGTTTAAACAAAAGTGATTTAGAAAGATTTAATACAACTATAAGTAATGCAAAGAAGCTAACTGAAAGAAAAAGATACTATGTTAGTGATTATGGTATTAAGAACTATCTAGATATAGTAAAAGACAACACAAAGAAAATAGTTAAAGGCGATAATTGGGATAAATTCCACCTAAATAATATAATAGATTGGTGGAAAAAGAAAGCTGAATCTCGGTACAATAAACTGAAAGAACAAAATAGATTAAGAACTGAATTAGAAATATGGACACCAGAGGCAAAAATAGATATAATAAGATAATATCAAGCTTGACAATATTAAGTGGATATGTTATAAAGGAGATAATATGAGTGATTTTTTAAAAGAAATAATTAAAGAGAGTGGAAATGAATATGCAGGTTTAGTCAGTGATGGAATAGATAGCGCTGACGTTACCAGTTTTATAGATACAGGCTCTTATTCTTTTAATGCTTTATTATCAGGCAGTATTCACGGTGGATTACCATCAAATAAAATCACAGCAATTGCAGGAGAAGCGGCTACAGGTAAAACCTTTTTCGCATTAGGCATTGTAAAGAATTTTTTAGACAAAAATAAAAACGCAGGTGTTATTTATTTTGAATCAGAAAGTGCTATATCAAAAGACATGATTGAAGGTCGTGGTGTTGATGGTAGTAGAACGGTAGTTATACCAGTTTCTACAGTACAAGAATTTAGAGCACAATCAATAAAAATTATAGACAAATATTTAGAACAACCAGAGGATAAAAGACAACCTTTAATGTTTGTTCTAGACAGTTTAGGTATGTTATCTACTACAAAAGAAATGGAAGATACAGCCGCTGGTAAAGAAACAAGAGATATGACTAGATCACAAATAGTCAAATCAACTTTTAGAGTATTAACTTTAAAATTAGGTAAAGCAAATGTACCTATGATAATGACCAATCACACCTACGATGTTATTGGTTCTATGTTCCCACAAAAAGAAATGGGAGGTGGCTCAGGATTAAAATACGCTGCCTCATCAATCATCTATTTAAGCAGACGTAAAGAGAAAGACGGTGCTGAAGTAATTGGTAATATTATACATTGTAAAAATTATAAATCTAGATTAACAAAAGAAAACGCAAAGATAGACGTTAAATTAACCTACAAACACGGACTTGATAAACATTATGGACTTTTAGATATGGCTGAAGCAGCTGGTATCTTTAAGAAAGTATCAACAAGGTTTGAAACACCACAAGGTAAGGTGTTCGGTAAATCTATCAATGACGATCCAGAAAAGTATTTTACAAAAGAAGTATTAAAACAAATAGATGAATATGCCAACAAAAAATTCCGATACGGATCAGACGAAGAATAAAAAACGTTTTGTATTTGCACAAAAGACTGGTGCAGATTACACAGCGGTAAAATTACTTGAAGACAAGTACAGAAATGTAATCTACAAGTATGGTAAAGTTGCGTTTGCAAAAGAAGAAGATAGCAAAGGTCACTTGCCAATGAAGTTTGATTATGATATACTATCCAATCCAGAATCAAAAGAGATTGATACACAAGAGTTTATAGATTATATCGGTGACATATTAATTGAAGTAATGGAACAACAACTAAACTCCGGCAAGGTAGAATTTACAAATGAATAATGAACGAATTGAAATAAGTATATTAAGAAACTTGATGTACAATGAAGCGTACATGAGAAAGGCTATACCTTTCTTAAAAGAAATATACTTTGCAAAACGAGAAGAAAATATTTTGTTTACAGAAATATATGCTTTCATATCAAAGTATAATAATCTTCCTACCAAAGAAACCATTATGGTTGAAATGGGTTATAGAAAAGATTTAAATGATGACGATGTAAGAACAGTAAAAGATTTATTAGAAGTATTAAATCCTGAAGATGTTGACCAGAATTGGCTGATTGATACAACAGAAAAGTTTTGTAAAGACAGAGCAGTCCATAATGCAGTATTAGAGGGTATTAAGATATTAGATAAGAAAGATAGTAAGAGATCACCAGAGGCAATACCAAGTATCTTGGCTGACGCCTTAGCAGTTTCATTTGACAATCATATTGGTCACGACTATTTAAATGATAGTGAGGAAAGATTCAATTGGTATCATACTAAAGAGAAAAAATTCCAATTTGATTTAAGTTATTTTAATAGAATTACAAAAGGTGGTGTACCAAGTAAGACTTTGAATATTGCATTGGCAGGTACAGGTGTAGGTAAGTCTTTGTTTATGTGTCATTGTGCTAGTAGTTTTTTAGCACAAGGTTTAAATGTATTGTATATCACTTTAGAAATGGCAGAGGAAAGAATTGCAGAAAGAATAGACGCTAACTTATTAGATGTATCTATGGACGATCTCCATGATATGCCTAAATCTTTATACGAAGATAAACTTAAAAGGTTACAAGATAAAACTAAAGGTCAATTCATCATTAAAGAATATCCAACAGCGTCTGCTCATAGTGGACATTTTAGAGCATTATTAAATGAACTTGCTTTAAAGAAATCTTTTAAACCACAAGTATTGTTTATAGATTATTTAAACATATGTGCTTCAAGTAGATTTAAAGGTGGTAATATATCATCATACTTTTATATTAAGGCTATTGCTGAAGAATTAAGAGGTCTAGCAGTAGAGTTTGATCTACCTATTTTCAGTGCTACACAAACAACTAGAACTGGTTATACAAGTACAGATATTGGTTTAGAAGATACAGCAGAGTCTTTTGGTTTACCAGCAACGGCTGACTTTATGTTTGCTTTACAATCAAACGAAGAATTAGAACAACTAGGTCAAATGAAAGTAAAACAATTAAAGAATAGGTATAACGACCCAGCAATTAATAGATCATTTATTGTAGGTGTAGATAGATCAAAAATGAAATTATATGATGTACAAAACACAGCACAAAATATAGTAGATAAAGGAACTGAAAGTAAACCATCAGGAAAAAATCCTTATGATAAGTTTTCAGATTTTAAAGTAT